TGAGCAGTACGCTCGCGGCGGCGCCGACGATCGGGAAGGCGACGTCGGCCACCTTGGTGATCACCGGCATGACCGCCTTGAACACGACCGCGACGGCGTCCATCGCGCTCTTCACGAAGCCCGCGACCTGGCCCACGACCTTGCTGATGAGCGGCCAGTTGTCCGAGATCCAGCCCTGGACGAAGGCGAACGCGCGCTGCAGCGCGGGCAGGACGTTCTCGGCCCACGTCGCGAAGATGCTCTGGAGGGGTGGCAGGATGTTGGTCGTCAGCCACTCGAACGCGGCGCCGAGCGCCGGGAGGATGGTGTCGGTGACGACGGTCATCCCGCCCGCAGCACCGTCGAGGAACGCCCCGAGCGTCGCCTGGACGGTCGGGATGACCGAAGTGACCCAGTCGGACACCGCCGTGAAGGCGTCGAGGAAGGCCGGCAGGACGGCCTGGGCGACGTTCATGAAGGCGGCCCCGACCGTGTCCTGGACCTCGTCGACGATGACGCCGAACTTGCGCTGGCTGTCGGCGAGGGTGCCGGTCATGCCGGCTGCCTGCTCCTGGTACGCCGTCGTCTGTTGCAGGATCAGCGCCGAGCGCGCTTGCGCAGCGGCACTCGAGTCGAGGGCGCCCGTGCCGTCCCACAGGCCCATCGTCAGGGCCTGCTGCTTGACGGCATTCGTGTCGATCGCGACGCCGAACTCTTTGAGGCCCTTGAGCGACCCCGAGGCGCCCTTCTGGAGCGCACCGAAGACCTCGTCGTAGGACTTGCCGGTCGCGAGGCTGATCTCGCTCGCCCGCACGGCCATCGCCTGGGCGGCCTCCGTGGCGGCGTCGGTCGAGACGCCCGCGTTCTTCGCCCACTCGGCGAAGTTGGCGACGCTCATCTCGAGCTGGTCGTCGGTGACGCCGAGCGCGCGGCTGGACTGCTCCGCCCAGCGGTTGACCGCGTCGCCCGACGCGCCGAACACAGCGCTCACTCGGCCCCAGGCCTTCTCCTGGTCCTGGGCGTTGCCGATCGAGGCGATCCCGAAGGCGATGACCCCGGCGGCCGCGGTCGCGAGCGCGCCGGCGATGAGGAGGGCGGACGACTTGGCGGCGTCGGCGAGGCTGCCGAACAGGCCCTTCGAGCCCCGGACATCGGTATCGAACCGGCTCTTGTCGAGCCGCAGGGTCGCGTACAGCGCGCCGACCGAGATCCCCGATGCCATCGCTAGTTCACCCGCCCGGGCGGCCGGCCGAAGAAGCCGGCGAGTGCTGCCTCCGACTCAGCCGGGGTCCCCGCCATCCGCGACGCCACGCCACCCATGTAGTGGCGGGCTGCCTGACGGGCGGCAACCGCGCTCCCCGGCCCGAGGCCACGGACGAGCACCATGAACCGCCGCAGCGTGAGGCGCGGGAGCTCGGCCACGAGGTCGATCCCGTACTCGCGCGTGAAGTCGGCTTCCACGAGCGCCCAGCTCGCCATTAGGTCGAAGGGGTCCGGCGCTGGCTCCGCCGGCTCGCCCGGTTTGGGGGTGGGCTCGCCTCGGCGGCATACGCGTCCATCACCCGACCGATCAGCGCTTGGAGCTCGACGACCGTGAGCCGATGGACCCGGACGAGCTCGTCGAGCACGGCCGCGCCGAACAGGCCATCGGCGAGATTGGCGACCTCGTCCGCTGCCACGCTCGTCGCGCCGCTGCGAGCCAGGCGGATCCCGTCCAGCGCGACCGACGCCGGCGGACTCGACGGCAGCGCGTAGTCCTGACCGCCCACGCGGATGATCAGCGGCCTCGCCTGTTGCTCGGCCCGGAAGGCGTCGAAGTCGATGAGGAGCGGATCAGTCGTCGTCATCAGGCGTGGGTCACCGCGCCCGAGATCGTGAGCTTCGCTGACCAGGCCGCAGGGTCGTTGTGGCCGCCACCGGCGGTGGTCACCTCGGCCGAGGCGAGAAAGGAGTCGACGTTGCCGCCCGGGCTCGTCACGCGGAAGCTGCCGAGGGCGGCGAGGCCGACCGCTCGGGCGAGCGCCTCGACGGCGATCTGGCCGGCGTCGCGGTCACCGGTCAGGGCATCTTCCAGGTGGTGGCCCGCGATCGTGAACTCGAGACCGCGCTCCATGACGATGTGCTCGGCCGCCCCGTTCGAGTCGAAGTCGGTCGTGTCCGCCCGGTTGGTGGAAGGCGACGGGGTGAGCGAGTTCAAGCCCCCGATCGGGGTCCAGGCGGACGTACCCGGGTACGCCGAGTCGATCTCGATCGTGAAGTCGCGGGCCGGGGTCTTGGTGGTGGCCATGGGTGTGCTCCTTTCGTCGTTAGCCCGGCCAGCCCGAGCGGATCGTGTCGGCCATCAATCCCCCGACGGCATCGGACTCGGCGTCGAGCGCTTCTTCGAGCCAGCGGCCCGAGCGCCCGCCGGCGAACTGCCATTCGGGGTGGGCGTGGACGAACCGGGCGTGCGGCGCCGTGTAGCCGATCGACACGCCGTCGTCGTCGACCGTGAGCTGCCCGCTTCGGGCCAGTGCTCCGGTCCGGTACGGGACGCGGCGGCCGGCCGACTCGAGCAGCCGCTCGCCGGCCCGTTCGAGGGCGGAGCGCCCGAGCGCGTCAGCGGTGTGGAGCGCTTGGGCCGCGTCCCACTCGACACGGGTGATCTCGAGGCCGCTCATCAGGCCGACTCGACACGGACGACGAGGTCGAAGCCCGTGCCGCGCACGTCCACGGTCCGGACGGCGTCGGGGACGACGCTCTCGATGAACAGGTCCCACCACAGGTCGCCGCGCCGGTGGGCGGCGATCGCGGCGACGACGTCCGGCACGATCGCGTCGAGCGCGAGGGTCACCGCCCGGTCGTTGCGCTGGACCCGGGGCTCGCCCTTCGCGCCGACGGTGTACAGGACGCGCAGGCGGATGCCCGCCTCGTCGAACCGGCCGTTCGCTTCCTCGACCCGCTGGGGCGCGAGGCGGCGCGGCCAGACGTACAGCCGTCGCGGCTTCGGCAGCGTCGGCTCCGTCGCTCCGTCGTCTCCGGTGAAGCCGGTCGGCATCGGCAGGATGGCGCGCACGGCGTCGACGATCGGGACGAAGACGCCGCTCATGCGGTCACCCGTCCGCTCTCGAGGCCGGTGCGCAGACGCGCGCTCATCGCGCCGCGGTGCGGCCGCAGCGACCGCGCCAGGCGCGAGCGAGTCACGCCCTGGTCGGCCGGGCGGGTGTAGGCGTGGCCGTCCGACGACTCCTGGGCGTATGGGCTGGCCGAGAGGGTGAGCCGGACGAGCTCCAGCAGGACGCGTTCGACCGCGGACTGATCGGAGGGCGTGAACGTGACGGCCACGGTCGGACCGCGCCACGCGCCAAAGCGCTCGACGCGGGTCCCGGCCACCAGGGTGACGTCGTCGGCGGCGAGGGCGACCCCGCCGTCGACGACCTCGACCGCGCCAGTGGGCCGGCGCAGGAGCAACGGCCGGTCGTCGCCCGGGGTGATCCAGATCGTGTCAACCCGCTCGCCCACGAGCTGACCGATCCCGTCGACCGGGTCGTTGGCGAGCCAGTCCTCCTCGCGCTCGATGACGAGCACGAGGTCGGACGCGTCGATGCCCGGCGACATCAACGCCGCGACGTGGTCGGGATCAAGCAGGGTCATGCGGGTCCGTCCGCCGGATCGGGGTCCGCGGGCTCCGCAACTTCGGCCTCCGAAGCTTTCGCCGTCGGCCGGCCCCGCCGCGACGGCGATGGAGTGTCGACGGGGTAGCCGTGGCGGGCGAAGTAGGCGAGGGCCGGGGCGTCGTCGGCGTCAACCTCGCCCCGTCCGTCGCGAAACACGACGCCGGCCCGGGCTCCAGCGAAGCCCGGGTCCGGCGCGTTGACCGTGCGGGTGGTCATCACGCGACCTGCACGCCGCGGAGGACCGTGGCGGCCTTCGTCGCCTTGAGCGCGACCGCGAGCGGGCCCATCTCGACCTCGCCCGTCTTGACGGCACCCGCCTCGGTGAAGTCGGGCAGCCAGGTCCGGACCAGGGGCTGGCCCGAGACCGTCACGCCATGGAAGCCGTCGAGGCCGACGCGGTAGGCGTACAGGTCGGTGAGCCCCGCGGCGACCGGGATGATCGGGGTGTTCGAGCCCGCCTTGGCGCCCGCGTCGACGAGCAGGGCGTTGCCGTAGAACTCGCGCCGGATCGGCGCGCCGCTGCCGCCCGTCAGGCCCTCGACGGGGCGCTCGACGTACTGGTTCGCCCGTCGTGCGACGGCCCGGAACTTGGCGATCGCGAGGCTGTTGCCGACGATGACCGAGGGCGGCCCATCCAGGACCGAGAGCCACTGGTCGATCGCGTCGAGGGCCTTCATGTAGGACGTGGCCGTGACGTCGAAGTCGGTCCAGTCGCCGCCACCCGGGAGGCCCGAGGCCGCGATCTCAGTCGACGTCCCGGTGAGGGCGGCGTCGAGACCGTCGAAGCCGTCGGGGTCGACCGCGGTGTCGCCGTTGATCAGCTCGTCGGTGAACTTCGTCCGGGTCGCCTTGGCCAGCTGCTCGAGCTGGAAGGCGGTCTCCGCACCGCGCGCGAGGTCGGACAGGACGCGGTCGATCTGGAACGCGCCGCCGAGGGGCCGAAGGTCGACCGTGAAGCGATCCTTGGCGGCCTCGGCCGGGGTGTACTCGGCGTTGATCGCCCGGAAGGCCGCGGCCCGCTCGGTGATGACCCGGTGGTAGCCGTAGGTGAGGGTCGAACCGCCGCCCATCGGGTTGACGGTGTCGTGGAAGAGCAGGCTGTCGAGCAGGGCCGACTGCTTGCGGAACTCGTCGATGACGAGGCGATCGACGTCGTCCTGGGTGTTGAGCGCCGCCTCGGCGAGGGTGACGGGCATCTGCTGGTCTCCTTTCGAACCCTCCCCTTCGGGCGGCTCCTTGCTACCGCCCCCGATCCGCTTGGGGGAGGGGGCCCGCCAGATCGTCGACTGGTCGCGCTCGCCGATGAACAGGTGCGGCACGCCGGGCCGCCGGACCACGACGCACGGCTCGTGGGCCCAGTGGTACCAGGAGCGGCCGACCGAGAAGAGGCCCTTGTCCCAGATGATCTGGCCGGCGAGCTCGAAGCCGATGCCGAGCAGGCCCTGGAGCACCTCGAGCGTGTGGATGCTCGCGTACCAGACGTACCCGACCTGGAGCGACGGCACGAGGGCGAAGGCCTCGGACCAGTCGGCGCGGGTGTCCATGCTGATCGAGGTGTTGCGATGGCCCGCGGTGTGATGGCCGCGCTTGGTCGGAGACGGCTCGTCGGCGTCGGGGACCTCGCGCATCATGTACGGCTTCTCGGCGCCGGCCACGACGCCCCAGCCCTTCACCCGCTTGCGGGGCCCGTTGTAGACGCCGTCGCGCCAGGTCTGGTCGAGCTGGACGCCGTAGGGCGGGTCGGTCGCGAGCAGGGTCGGCGTCGCCCCGTCGAGGAGGCGGGCGACCACGTCGGCGTTGGTGGCGTCGCCGCACAGGATCCGGTGGTCGCCCAGACGCCAGAGCTCGCCCGGCTTGACGTACGGCTCCTCGGGCGGCTCGGGCACCTCGTCGGGGTCGGTCAGCCCGGCCTTCGGCTCGTGGCCGCCGAGGTCGCCCAGCAGCGCCAGCAGCCCGGCGTCGTCGACCGTGACGTCCGCCAGGAGCGCCTTGAGCTTCTCGTCGTCGCGCCCGGCCATCGCGCCGATCGGGTCGAGGGTCGCGAGGACGAGTGCCTCCTCGTGGGCATCGAGGTCGACGTACAGGACGGGGACCATCGGCTCGCCGCGGGACAGGGCGAGCGCCACCCGGGCGTGGCCATCGACGACGAAACCGGTGCGTCGGTTCACGAGGACCTGCTGGACCCAGCCGACCGCATCGAGCGCGCCGGCCAGAGCGTCCTGCTGCGCCTTGGGGTGGATGCGCCAGTTGGCCGGGTTCGCCAACAGCTGGTCGGGCGCCTCCTCACCGGACCCGGTGATCCGGTTGCGCCAGCCCGCGGCCGGGGCCGCGACGGCCGTCCTAGCGGTCATCGGACGGCCGCCGATCTTCGGCCTTGCATCGTCGCGACGACAGCGTGATGGATGTCGTCAGCACGCCAGATGGGCGTGTGCGATCGAAGGGAGGCACCGCGATGCCGGAGCCGACGATGGGCGAGATGGCCAGGTGGACCTTCTGCCAGCGGTACATCGCCGAGCGGACGAAGGACATCGACCCGCGCCACGTCGAGGCCCAGATGCGCCTCGAGCACCCGACGCTCGACGGGCTGACGCGCAGCGAGTTCACCGAGGCGATGTACGCGGCGCTCGCTGCTGCCCTCGACGCGGGACCCGAGGAGAGCGAGGCGCTCGCCGCCTCGTTCGGCCTCTGAGCCACGAAGGAGATCGACACCATGACCACGGACGCCACCACCGCGGAGCTGCGCCGCTGCATCGGGTCCGCGAAGTTCGGGATCGAGGCGCATGAGGCGCCGCCCGACGAGTTCCCGGCCCAGCCGAGCCAGAAGGACGGCTTGGGGAGGATGTGCAAGCCCCACTGGAACCAGTACACGTACGCGCTGCGCAAGGCGGCCCTGGCCCGCAAGGCGGCAGAGGGCGAGGCGGCCGAGCCGGGACCGGTCGCGGAGCACGAGCCAGTCCGGGCCAAGCGCAGCCGCAAGGCGGTCGAGCCGGAGGCCGGCTCGCAGGGCGAAGCCGGGTAGCCCGGCCGCCGCCAGCCGACCGTCGGGCCCCGGGCGCCAGCCTGGGGCCCTTCTCCGTGTACGCCCGGCATGGGCAGCAGCTTGGAGGTGCAAGTCCTCTGGGGATCGAGGTGGTACGAACCCATAGCCGGAGGCAACGGCGCCGTCGTGAGGCGGGGTCGGAAGGAAGCCCGAAGCAAAGTCCCGACCCGAGGAACACGAACCGCATACAAGGCTGGGCAACTCGGATGAGCCGGCACG